TTTGTTGCTGTGGGTCCATAGGTGGTTGACCCGGTGGTGGCGGTGGTTGCATCATCGCTTGCTGTTGCATCATCTGCATTTGCTCTGGAGGAATCTGACTCATAACTTCTTGCTGGGCCTGCGCCTCTGCGAGTAGACCTATATGCTCTTGTATATGGCCCTGTAGAGCCATGATAGCATTCGTGTTAAGTTGCATCGCTGGAGTGGACATAACCGCCATATGAGCCTCTATGTGAGCCTCGTGGTCTTGTGGCGGGAATGCCTGCAAAGGAGCGCCCATAAGAGCGTTTTGATTTTCCTTTGAAGGATTCACAGGAGGAGGTGGCGGTGGTGGTGGTGGCAGAATGCCATCAATGTTATTTACGCCAAGAGCTTCATACATTTTTCGGTATGCTTGGTACAAGCCTTGTGGACCGCCATGTATTTGAGGATTTGACTGAACCATTTGCAACTCTGTCTGAGCCAAGGCAATGCGCTGAGACATAGAAAAGATGTTTGGGTCAGACACAGGAAGAACATCAATTCTAGCGTCAAAGTCCTGAACAAATATCTCTGGACCCATTCTTAGATCAGCAGGATATGGGTATGCCTGAACAGTTTCAGCAAATATTCTTGAAAGCAGCTTAAACTCAATTTTTTGAGAATAATGCAAACGCTTGTGAATCGCAGACATAACCTTTGTCCCACGCTCCATAATAGCCATCGTGGTGCCAACGGGGGTCTCACCACTCATCTCACCAACCTTCATGTCAGCCATAGACGCGAACCTACGACCAGCATCTACAAGTGTGCCTAGAAGGTTGTAGAGCGTCCCTGAAGGCTCCTTGAAGGGGAGGGGCAACAAAGAGCCTTGCAGGGTGCCTCCAACCACATCAATGTCGCGGAACTCGCCCGGTTGAAGGGGAGAATCTTCGTCACGAATACGAGCGCCACGGGCCTTAAAGCCTGCTGGTAGGTTGGAGAGCGTTCCTGCATCAATTAATTGACGCAAGATAGAAGTAGACGCTTGGGCTAGGCCACCAATCATGTGTGTTAAGCCAAGGCCATAGAAGCCAAGACCCGGAAGAAACTTATAATGCACGAAATATTGCTTCGCACGTTTCATTGGGTCAGCTTCTTCGTAGCTTCTACGGACGGATAAAACATCACCAGAGTCAGCAATAATTGTGACAATGTAAGGAAGACGTAAGCCTGTAGGCTCTCCATCCTCACCCATGTCCTCAAAACCTTCAATGTCTAAGGACGTATGGACTTCATAAAGAGTTATTTCCTCAGAAGGTCCAGACGGATGAACACCTTGAATGTCGTCAATTGACTCTTCAACTTCTCCCATAGACGCATCATCGTAGTTAGAAGCCGTAGGAAGATCTATGTCTTTATAAAAACCTACAAGCTGTAGCTTGCGAATATCATTAGAGTCCATGCTAATACGATGTGTAATACGTGGAGCAGACACAAGGTCAGTAGAGCCGTAAGGCACAATTACGTCTTCAGCGTGAATAAACTTACTAACCGCACGCCCTTTAAGCGGGTCAAAGTAAACCTTTTTAAATGTCGATCCAATCACAGGCAAATAGAATAGCATCTGATCCAACTCAGGATCATACTCTTCCATCTCATATGTAATCATATAGTTCATGTAATCCTTGACGCGCTCAGATTGCTTAACAAGCATTTCATTCTGCGCACCAACAACGGCTGTGCGAACAGGGCCAGTTGCAGGAAGTAACTCACGATAAGCCTGTGCCTGAAACTGAGTCACACTCTCTGCAAGAAGAGGGTGAATAACACCAGATGAACCCTCAAAAGGCTCAGTACGGTCTTCAGTCTTCATGCCAAGGAACTCTAGTCCCTTTTTGTAAGTATCTTCCCAGTCCTGCCTAGCAGAAAAGTCGTCTTCTATCGAACCCACAAGGTCAAACGAAATAGAAGAAAGCTCACCTTCGTCAATAACATCAGCCAAGTTTCCGTCAAACGGAACGTCAACTATAGGCTCACCTTCTTCTTCATATTCACCAACAATCGCACTCCCATCATCAAATTCCGTGATTCCCGGAGTTTCTGGAAGTGGAGACACTTCCTGCATACGAGTCGTGTCTTTTATTATTGGCTCATCTGGGATGCCACCAGCACCTATGTCACGCTCAATAGCCATTAGAAAATGTCCCTCTCGTTACCCTCAATTGGCTCAAGAGTGTTAATATTATCAAAGTCTGTGATAGGGCCACCCTTTTTCCACAAGTTGCAGACATTTTCTGCCATACATGTGAAATCTAATTCTGTGCAGTAGCCTACAGGAACGTTCTTTTTCATTCCTATTCCATTATCAATGCAGTCCAGAACAGAAGCTCGAATGTCATAATAAGCACATGTGCCGCACACATTCTTGTTACCTTCAGCCGCTCCATAATCTTGATCTTGAACCGCAGCCTCACGATTCTCGTCGTTGATTTTAGAATCCTGAGTTGAAAGAGGACAAGTAAACTCCTCTTCCATATCATCTTCATACATATCGTCATCAACAACTTGGTTAATGCCAGACGTAAGTTCGTCCATATCTATGTTAATAACGATTTTAGCCATTTATTTTACTCCAGAAAATCTGGTTCCGCTAAGTGCTGCGCCACCACCACGAGAGTGACCAGAACCTGTGCCACCTTTCATAGAAGCCTTTTGAGGCTCTGGATCATGCTCATACATAACGCCGTCTTTCTCAACGTTGCCACCATGACCATACTTCTTAACACGACCGCCGCCCATGTATTTCTTAACAGCGCCACCTTCCATATATTTCATAGCCGCTTCAGGGTCCATTCTTTGCTGCACTTCTTCAGGCAACTTTGAAAAACCTTTATATTTTTTTGACATATTTGGCATCAGTTTGTTCCTTTAAATTTTCCGCCACGACCCTTCATGACGGCACCACCGTGGATGTATTTCGCTGGGCTTCTATTAACAGCATCTTCTACTGAATCTGCAAAAATTCTTGCTTTTAAACGACCAGATTTTTCAGGAGAAATTTCCCCAGAAAGCACTTTTTCTGTAAGCATTGCGTTAATTTTTTTCTCTAATTCAGTCCTGCCAGCCCCAACATCCATTCTTTCTTTAGCTTGCCTTTTAGACTGAAAAAACTGACCACCAGTTCTTGATTTTTTTAATTTATTTTTTTTCTTCGCATCAGCCATTATTTTCGTCCCTTATAGCTTCCACCGCGACCCTTCATGACGCAGCCCATTTTGGGTTTCTTTCTGGGAACAGCTCCGCCCTCCTTAAAGCCCATTGCTTTTGTAATGAGAGAAAGAGGATCGTCTTCATAATTATAATTATTTTTTTCCCCCCGCTTCCGCAGATTCTCCGCACTGTTTTTAAATTTTAATTCAGTCCTCCTTTTTCCCTTTTTATCAAAAGGATATCCTGTTATCTGTGCTGCGTCTTCAAAACCTAAAGCGTTTAAAGCATAGGGAATCATTGTAATACTCCCCGCTTTTTGAAGCGTGTTTTTTATTTTGTTATTTTTTTTATTTTTTTTCTTTTTATCAGCCATTAGCTTCGTCCCTTATAACTTCCGCCACGCCCTTTCATGACACATCCCATTTTGGGTTTCTTTTTGCGAACAGCACCACCGTCCTCAAAAGGACGCGCTCGTGGGCGCATAGACTTTGGAGGCGCAGCACTCTCCCCTAGCAGCATTCTAATCATTGCGGCATCAGAGGCTGAAATACCGTTGCCAGATTCTTGAGTAAGAAATCTTCTTTCGCTGGCCTCAAGTGCTCCCGCACGATCCATTGCACGTTGCCGATCAGCGTCTGAAATAGTTTTTCCAGATTCACCCATAGAATTAATGATTGCTTTTAAAATTGCCGCTTCACCAGCCATATCGCTCTCCTAATAGTATTCGCGTTTACGCCGCATAAAAGCAGCCTCATCTTCATCATCATAATCACTCGGAGTGGTAATAAAACCACCCTGTCTAAAACGCAGTATAGCCTGAGTCATCGAATCCGCCAAGTCATCATGTTCACCATTGGGAAATGCCGCACATTCTTCCATGACTTCATCTGAGAAATTAGTCTCAGGTGCCCACACCATGCCACTTTCAAACACAGGCGCACAGGCGTGCATACGAGTAAACTTATCAGCACCACGGCTCGGAGTAAATGGTGTCACTGGAATGCCCATCCTGCGCAACTCTTGCGTCAATGGCATCCCACTCGCCTTTTGCTCAACCAAAACCATGTCAGGCTCATACAGTTTATAAGAATTTAAAGCCTCTTCCTTTAGCTCTGGAAACTCCCATCGCCCCCTTTCAGCGTCTAAAAGAATGATATGATCTTCTTGCGTTTCATCGTTGTGGAATATCCCCCACGTTGTAATAGCACTATAGTCAGCACGATCACTCTTACTAAACGCAGTGTCGTAACTTTGAATCACATAGCTACATACAGGAGGCTCTTCTTTCTCCCACATGTTCCACCATTCACGCTTGATAATTGCACCCTCTTCAGCAGTAGGGTTCTGCATATACTGAGCATTCCACTTAGCAACAGGAATAGACGCTTTAACGCCCTCAAGCTCATTTAAGCTCCAATACTCAGGCCACAAAGGATCACCAGACGGCATAATCGCTGGAAACTCAACAATCTCCCACTGATCAGCGCCTTTCTCACTTTGTTTAGACAAAACCTTCGCAGTTAAGTCACGAATACTCCAGCGCGTCATAACAATAATAATTGCACCACCGGGCTGTAAACGCTGCCTCGGACCAGATGTATACCACTCGTAAATGTTATCTAATGCAGTAACACTTAACGCATCTTGCTCTGAAACAGGGTCATCAATAATAGCCAAATCCGCGCCACGACCAGCCAAAGCGCCACCAACACCGACAGCATAGTATTCACCACCGCCGTTCGTACTCCACCTACCGCTTGCCTTAGCGTCTGTAGCCAAATTAACTTCTGGGAACACATCTTTAAAATCCTCGCTTTCAATTAGGTTTTTAATCTTTCGACCAAAACCAACAGCAAGTTCAGCCGTGTGCGTCGCTTGAATAATCTTTAAATCAGGACGCCTACCCATAAGCCAAGTCGGAAACAAGTAAGACGCAAACTCTGACTTCGTATGACGCGGGGGCATGTTAATAATTAAACGCTTTAACTTGCCATCCGCAACATCCTGCAATTTCTGAGCGTAAATCTTATGGTGCCTGCCCTCAATAAACTGAGGCCAAACATGCTTCACGAAGTTCATGAAGTTGTCTTGCTTCTCCGTTCTGTTGTCCAACGTCTTTAAACGTTCCAACATAGGAGCAACCTTAGCTAACTCCTCGTCCGTTAGAAACTTGGAAAAGTCGCTAAGATCATTCATCCGTTTATCTCATTCTATTAAAAAACTGATCAATGTTTGGAGTTACAAAACCACCTTGATTAAAATTAACAGTTCGAATGTTTAGTCCGGGGGTTGCGGAAGATGGCCTTGTAGGTCTTGTGGGCCTTTCGGGTCTTATGGGCTGAATAGGACGATCAATAATAGGGGATGTACCATCATCATCCTCTACAGGGGCAGATGGCACACAAATACCAGCAATTGGGTCAAAGACATGCCCTTCATCACATATCTGTACTTCAGGGGCCTCTCCTTCAGGAGTGTCCCCCGCAAAAAGAGTATCTGGCCTTGGGCCACCAGTGCGATTAAAAGTTATGAGTCCGTCATCTCCAATTTGCCGAATACCCCCTGTTGCATCAACAGCGTATTGAGTACCATCGCTAAGATTAAAACCGCCTTGAGTAGACTGACCATAAGGATCATTTTGGGCAGCGGTTCTTTGTGCATCATAAGTAGTTCTGAAAGAATCATAATCCTGCTGTGCTTGTTCTTTAGTCAAGCCTCCGGGTAAAAGACCCTTTACTCCATATTGATTGATTATGCCTTGCATAGCGTCAGGAGTATTTGTGTAACCTGTATATTTGCCCTCCTTATCAAATTGAGGAGTAGCGCCCTTCTGTAGTGCATCTATATGTGCCGCCGCCATTTGTTCTCGCTGGGCTTGACTCATATTGTTCATCAATCCAACCGCAATAGCCGCGCCCGGTATGGCAGAGGTAAATATGCCCAAAAGAGCAGCGGTAGCTTTTTCAGTTTTTGTCGTAGGAATCTGAGCCGCAAGAGACTTCTTGGCCTTGTCAACCGCAGTCTGCGTAACTGGCGGCGGAACAGGAACAGTGATGTCCAGCGGTGGGGTCACGTTTTTCGATACGACTCCTAATTTAGCAGCCTTCTCAGCATCACTAATTCTTTGAGCTATGCCTCTTTTCGACGCTGCTTCGAATGTTTGATACGGTAGGCTCGTAGTATCAGAAGGAATAAAACTTTCTAATTCAACATCATTATACAGTGAATTTTCGTCCTCAGAGTCAAGGAGAGCAGCTATGTCATTTGTATTCAAACCAACAACAGCATTTTGACTGGTGATACCAACATTGCCCTTTGGGACGCCAAAGTTGTCGTAATAAGCCTTCGTGTCATCCACAACATTCTGGACATTATCAGTGGAGTCGTAGTTTATCATAAAGTCTGTATCGAAATCAAGATTATCAGTCGCAACTTCATCAGACCTTTTTCCGAAGTCTACAGGAACGCCTTGCGTTTTTGGATCTATAGCAGCAGCAGTCAGGCCAAGGTCATTCATTTGAGCCTTTAGTTCAGCAGAAGTGGGCGTGTAGTCCTCAAGGTCCAAATCAGGCAAATCATCTGTAGGACCAGACATTGAATTAGATGGAGGAGCGTAGTTAGCGTAAGAAGGCAATCCGCCCGTTCCTTGACTAAGAACAGTGTCACCATAAGGACCAAAATCCATGCTAAGATCAGCAGAAATATCATTGTCTACCTGACGCTGTGCGTCTATCGCGTCTAAATCTACTCCAGAATTAAGATCATACTGAGCAACTTGAGCAGCAACAGACATTGGATCAACGTCAGTAATATTTGTCAAACCAAGATCAGAGAGTTGAGAGTCTAATTCAGAAGAAGTGGGCGTGTAACTCTCCAAATCCGCTAAAGCCGCGTCTATTCCAGCAGCCAAGCCGGGGTCAACCATTCCATCGTCATAGCCTACCTCTGGGCCAATACCAGAATTAA